ACCTCCCGATACAATAATTAACTTGCTCTGAAGATTGCAAATTGGTTCTATGGCAAGATTCTTACGTGAATAACTATATTCAGGATCTAACATATGTGATCTACATGTTGTTTTCAATATCTCTGCAGCTGCATTAATTGTATTTGTTTTATCGGTATGAAAGACCAAACTCAATATAAATGGATCAGAAGACACGGGTGAATTAATACTGTTGAATGCATTATTAATAATGGATACACAACACGCCTCAAATGAAACTGTATTGTATGCGTAATCAACTCCTAACTTTTGATTTTTTAATCCAACAACAGGTTTGTCGTTAACATCAGAATAAATGTCTAGTTCTACTAAACGTACTCCTGCTTTTATCGCTAACGGAAGAACAGAGTCACTTATATAGTCATAGACAGCAGCACCTGGAAATATAGAATACGATGAAGACGCAGCATAAAAATCGGCTAGACGGTATTCTTTCGGTTGAGGACAACCTAAGGGAGCTAATTTTGTAACTTTTGCATATGTTGCAAATATAGGCTTTGCTTTTGCAATTGATTTCCAGGCATCAGGAGTTAGAGAAATCCATAAAGCGTATGCGATCACACATATGATCACGGCAAGTATTCCATACTGGGCATACGGTGGAATATTTTCTTGTATCCAATCCATTACTTCTTACCAATACTATATAGCACGCCTCTAAAACTTCTCACAACTTCATCAGGTACTCGTTTTTCCATCGGGATTCCTGTAAGACAGCACCAATGAAAGTATAGACAATACATTCCACATTCCGAATCTTGATATTGATGACGTGTTTTGTTATAACTTAATTCTGTAGATTTCCCATGTATTTTTGTAGCATCCCACTGCTCTTTCCAACGAAACATAAGACGCTGTATTTCTTTTTCAGGTGTTTTTGAATATGAATCAAAATAAGTTATACGTGCATTCTCATATTTTGGATCTAGATCTGCAATCAATGCGATCCAATGTTGCCCTGGACCTGTACTTATATCTGTGTTAAATACAATACCAATTTTCGTGTATCCTTTGTCATACAAATCCTTGATTTTCAAAGAACATAATGAACTAACAATACACTTTCCCGTTTCAGTTGTTTTATCAAAATCTATTGGAATCGCACCTAAATACTTGTATTTGCTAAACACATGCATAAACTCTTTTTCAACATTATCAATATCTATTGATGAAAGCCATTCTTCGGGATTTTTTGTCCATTCTTCTGGAGCTTTTTGTTTTTTAAGCATATGTGTTACAATACATTCCACAGTACCTTCTGCACATTTTTTATGCAATCTAGCTCGTATTTCATTCCATACAACCATCATAGTTCCTTTTTGAATAGGCTTTTCAGAAGGATGTTCTTCATTATAAACCTTTCGAAGATTTTCAATTTCATCTCCATCCATTATCTTGAAAACGGATTATGTTCTTTGCCTACTTGACTTTTGTAAATAAAATGACAAGCGAAGCAATACGTGATTTGAAGCGGTGTGTCAAGCAGTATCGCGATGTAGATGATGAGATTCGTATTTTGAATAAACAAGTATATGATAAACGTGAATCACGACGAATTGTAGAAATGGAGATGGCGGATCTTATCAAGCTTCCACAGTTTGCAATGGTGGATAAAGTAAAGATTGATGATGATGGATCATGTATTAAGATTCAGCGTCCTGATACGTACTCAAAAGCATGGAGTCTTTCAAAAAAGGAACTTGAGAATCTTTTGAAAGGTTACTTTTCTTCTGCGATGGAACCTACAGATACAGGATGTTTCAATTATATTGTTGAACAACGCAAGAAGATGCTTGTGGGTAAGGATTATGAATTTGCACGAATTATTCCTGAAGAGTAAAGTAATGGAACATATAGATGAGGAAACTCAAAATGCAGCGAATGAGTTAATAACCATTTTAGATAAAGATATTCGAAGAAAAAGTCCAAGAACTCCAAAACCTACTCAAAAATACTTGGAATATCGTAATACATTAAATAAACGTATTACAGGAAGTAGTCCTCAAGGATTTTTTAATCCTTTAGCACGATTAAGTGTTTTAACTAGAAGTTTATTTGGAGATGGTATGGTAAACGATTGGTTATCCAGATCACGCGGAAACAAAGTTCGTAACATTATTGAAATCACGAATCCAACAACCCAATGCACTGCTATAATCGGTCAACCAAAAGAGTGTTGGATATGTGGTTTAGAATTTCTTTCTAATGAAACTAGAGAAGCACTTAAACCTGTGTGTGAACATATTCTACCTGTAGCACAAGCACATTACTTTTTATCTTTGTATAATGCATCCGTACATCATAATGATGTGAGTCGTGGTACATATATTTCGGAAGAAATACCCTATATAATGTTATTAGAATATGGATGGGCACATACGTACTGTAATGCAGTTAAAAGTGATACGCTTTTTATGACATATTCAAACGAAAATAACCATCTTCTCGTAACAGATGATGATGCGATAACAACATATATTGACCGACTAATAGATACAAACTTCAGATTATCGGGTTCAAGTCTTATACAAAAACATATTTTAAATCATCGGGATATACAAGATTCTACAGGTAGAATAATAGGAGATGCATTTTATAACCGAATTATTGCAAGAATAGATCCAATTGTTGCATTTATAAATGAACCTGTTGTTGAAAGAAATGAAGGTAATCTTATAGATCTAGCAAGATATGCTGTCGCAATACAAAATCCAAGAAATATGGGTGGTTTCAGAAAAAGCAAAAAACGGACTTTTAAACGTAAGCGAACGTATCGTAACAAGAGAAGATGAATGTTCCGTTAATCTATAATCCGTTTAATTATAAGAATCGCTTGTTTACCAGTACGGATATTCAAGCGATCCTTAAGAAACATAATTGTAATTATATACTTCGTAACCCTTACCTGTTTCAAACAGCTATGGTACATTCGTCTTATGTGAAGCGAACCGAATATTTGAATCCATTAGGAGAGGTAACACAATTAGCTGAGAAACCTTCTAATTGCTTGGATTTATTTGATACATCGTATGAAACTCTCGAACATCTAGGAGATTCTATTTTGGGAGCAACTGTATCTACATATCTTCTTAAACGATTTCCAAACGAACATGAAGGATTCCTTACTGATTTGAAAAAAGATATTGTTTGCAATGATATGTTGGGATCCTTAAGTTTAAAAATAGGATTAGACCGTTTCTATATTATTTCAAAACACAATGAAGATGTTTGCAATGGTAGAACGAATGTAAAGAAACTAGGAGATATTTTAGAAGCGTTTATAGGTGCATTATGGACAGATACACAAAACGACTATAAAATCACATCAAGTTTTATCATATCTTTAATTGAGACACACATCATCATTCCAAAACTTTTGATGAACAATCAAAATTATAAAGAACAGTTGCAAAAAATGTATCAAAGTAAATTTCATCATACACCGAAATACGTTATGCTATCGTCTGCTGCAAACATATATACAATGGCTGCAGTAGATAATAATGGAATACATTTAGGAATTGGGACAGCTATTACAAAAAAACAAGCAGAACAATTTGCGGCAAAAGAAGCTTTGAAAAGACTTACATGATAATTCCAACACTCTTCTTCTCACGAGGAAGTCTACGGACTAAAAGTTCACGTTGTGTTCCACCCACAGACATATCTTCTGCTCCTTCAGGAATACCTTCAATCGCTCTCAAAACTTCTGCGACTCGTTGAGGCTGATCTGCAAACTGCAAAAGAAGCTGTGTACGAATTAGATTACGCTTGAGTGGTGGACGAGATGTACGAACACTCCGAGAAATATTTCCAACTCCAGAACCTTCTAGAGCAAAATTATCCACTTGGTTATCTCTCATAAACTCCAAAATAGCTTGAGAATTTTGTGCCTTTTTGTTCTTGATTTCTTTTATTTGATTACGTAGTTGACGCTCCTCATCATCCAAAGAAACCCAATTTTTTAGTGTGTCACGGATCTTTTGCGTGTCATCTTCCATTTAAAATGTTTGCGTTTCATAGTTGAAAACCTCTTTCCAGCTGTTGGTACTAGTTCGGGTCTCGGTGGGCCTAAACTTAATAGTGTTTCTCCTATAAGTGGTATATTGGCTATTTGATCACGATGTTCACCTATTTTAAACGATAAATGTTCAACTTTATTCAGTGCTTTGACAATTGCAGGACCAATGCCTGGAATAAAGTTAATCGCATGAACAGCGGCTTGTGCCTGATCTCCTTCTACAGCAGCTATGATTGCACCTATTGCTGCTGCGATTCCTGTGAACAATGCGACTGCTGCAATTCCAACAGGTCCTGCTGCATCTGCAGCTACTCCATTTACACCTGATACACCTGTTTCAACAAGTCCATGAATCACTCCACTTGCCAGTTCATACGGCCCTTCACCCACTTCACTTTTCACAAATTCAGATGGCTTTTTAATGACTCCTAACGTAGATGCTACAAACCATGAAATAGGTGTTGGATCGTTATTTTTTAGAAAATTACCAGTATCTTCAATTAATCGTTGAAGCATAGGATATTCGCCACCACCTTTTGTATGAAAAATTTCATTTGCCTGTTCTATCGTGAAAAAATGATGCTTGCGTTTCGTATCCAAGAAAACAGAGTTGTGTAAATGCGATGCACTTCTGAATTTATGATTTCGTATAAAAACAATTAAACTTAAAATCTTAAGTATTGCTTTACTAAACTCGGGCGTTCGTAATAATTTCCGCTGAACAACCTTTTCTTGCGGAGTTAATGGTGTATCATATACCCATGCCATTATTAAACGCATGTAAATTATAAATGGATGAGGCCATGCACGATATTACCTGGAACTCACAGCTGGAACGAATTTTATCGGATGAAGGTGAACGTTCTCTCTGTTTTCAATGGTTACATTCCAAATCTGAAAAATGGTATACGCGATTAAATACCAACTTAATGCTTCCCGTGATTATTATGTCAACTCTTGCAGGTTCCGCATCTATAGGATCTCAATCCTTATTTAATGGTTCGCAAGCTGCAAGTACAGTGATTGGATGCGTAAGTTTAGGCGTTGCAACCTTAAATACAATCGGTAGCTTTTTCGCATGGGCAAAACGATCCGAAGCTCATCGTATTGCATCTATAACGTATGGAAAAGTATATCGTTTTATTCTTATTGAACTAGCACTGCCTAGAAATGAACGTATGACTCCTAAAGATATGCTCAAAATCGTACGCGATCAATGTGATCGTTTGCAGGAAACAAGTCCTCAAATTCCAGATAAAATTATTAACGAATTCAAAGCAAAGTTTGGAGAGACAACTCCAAGTGTGAAAAAGCCAGAAATTACAAATGGTTTAGATCCTATTGTTGTTCATTCTCGTGAAATGGAAACGCCTATTCTTGATTTACCAGAACAAGGCTATCATCCAGCTAAAACTTCCAACGACGATCACACTCGAGACACGTTACAAACGTCGTCATAGGTTCGTCTGCAGAACGAGTTTGCATTTGGTAATAATCGCACTTTGTTTTCTTCTTGCATCCCGAACACCACATAAAGATCGCAGCACTTTCGTTCTTTGAATACAGCTTCTTTTCCGACTCAATAATTTTCTCAATCGAATCTTTCCAACGAGATGGGCACAAATCTACAGCACTCATCTCTGCAAATTGACGAAATGTTACTTCATTGTTTTTCACTTTTTCAAGCCAGTTCTGGTCATATCCAACCGAAGTGTTTACGCGTGTACAATATTCATAAAAGGAAATTGCGCGACTTCTATACATATTCCAAAATACACGATTGTTCCAATCTAGTTCAATGTTTTCCTTAATTGCTTGTTCACATACCACATGCAGAATAGCTTCTTCTAAATGTTTGCATGCGGTTTCATCTAGAAACTCTTTAAAATTCTCTGTAACTTTGTCACGAATCGCACACTCAATAAATACATTTTTAGAATGTGTTTGAATAGGCCGAACAACGTGTATAATTTCACGTACAGGTTCTTCTTCCTCTTCTTCTGCATCGTCATCTACAACAAGCTCAGCATCTTCATCAATATCTATAATCTCATCTTCAACTTCCTCATTTGAGAAAGTCCATTCCTGATATATATTTTCATAATGATCTGACTTCAAATTTACATAGGATGAAATATTTGTATCGTATTCATCTTGTTCATCTGATTCCGATGCAAGAATAACGATTTGACCCGTGTAGGATTCTTCATCAAATGGAGAAGGAAGCATATGTTGATTGACCTGATCTTCATCTCCGTTTGTAGCTGCAAATATACTTAGCCACTGCGTATCTTTCACAGCATCTTGTATCTTGCCTTGAAATTGAATTTGTGCATTCTTATATTTCTTACGAATCCATTCAAGAACATCCACTGTCTTTGCTGGAATTTGAATATCTCCAATTGTACCATTTGTTGAAATAACAACACCGTTTACCATTTTGCTAAGCGATGTTGGCATCTTACATTATTTCGTTTTTCATATGAAAATGGATGATAAAAAACGGATTGATTCTCGTTAGTTTAAAATGAAGACTATAGAATATGGCCTACGTACCGCCCCATATGCGCAACCGACAGGAACAACCTGCTCCGTCTCCGCCTCGTGCACCGCGTCGGGTATACGAGAAGCCTCGTTGGAAGGCTGAGAAGGAGAGGACAGATAAGGATGCCGAAGATAAACGCAAGGCGATAGAATCTTCTCTTGTGCGAACAGAGGAGAATTTTCCTGCATTGGGTAGTGCAGTAGCACCTCCAAAGGAGTGGACTGGTGCTCGTAAGTTTAATGAACTTGCTGCTGATTGGAAGCAACATGATGAAGAAACCAAAGAACAGGAAGAGCTAGAGAAACAACGTAAAAATAGAAATAATTCTACATTTGTATTGCCACACTTTCGAAACATACATCGCTATACCGAGCCTGAAGATCAATATTATGAAGAGGAGGTTGAAGATGCAAAGGAAGATGATGAGTGGAACGTCGTAGACCGAAAGAAGGTTCGTAAACCTAAAATTACTCGTGAGATTACAGAGGAAGAGTATCAGGCTGAAGCGGAGGCTGCAGAGAAGGAAGACGATACTGTCTGGGGGAATGTTCCCGAGGAGCACGAGACATGCTGGGACGAACGTCGGTATTAAACAGAAAGACTATCATCTTTCATAAATAAAGAACGCAGATAACCTGCAAATTTTTGAGCTAGTAAAATTAGATACATACCCATAGGGTTTTTTGATTGACTCCATCCATAATAGACTCCTGCTACAAACGATATAATTAAAAGTGTAACATTTATCATTTCAAGCCATCCATTTTGTTGAATCTGTTTGGAAGCCCACGCATGAATAAAATTTTTCTTCTTTGCATCTTCTGTCTTCTTTGCATCTCCAAGAGGTGCTGACTTCACATCTTTGACATCTTGCTTCTTTCCCGACCGTTTGCAACGCATATATGTTTTTCCATCATGAGGCATAGGTCCACCTGGAAGTTGTTCAATATCGTTAAAGAACACATCGCGATCTCCCAGTTGTTGAATAGGTCGTGAACCAGGAACTACATTCTTTACCAATAATGCAAAGTCATTTGAATCAATATTGATCATGGACTTGAAAACTACCCATTTACATTGTTGGCAAGGTGGAATGACGAGAGATCCATCATACACATAATACGAACCTATAGGAGGAACCATCATAAAGAGTCCCCACTGTTCGCCCAAACTCACAGAGGTAGATTGAGCACTTGGGTTCGCATACGGTACAAATGCGTTAAAAAAATGAGAAGAAGGCGTCTGTGTAGGGTTGACACGAACCAACGAACTTACACAAAGCATACCTGATGTAGGACTAGTAAAAATAGCCACAACTTCTGCATCTGCTTGTACATTTTCAATCGTATGATGACTTGGGTGTGTAACCAATAAAGATTGACACGTATAAGATTCTCCTGCAAATTTACAACTTCCTAAGTTTGTTTGACTTTGTACAATAAGACCTTCATCCGAAACAATGACATTTGCTTGAGAAATGTATGCATCGTCAAATGTCAACTCACACATGAGATCGCATGGTTTGGAGGAAGATTGCGATAGATTAATAGGACTTTGTCCAGAATTTACACATTGATCCCCCCATGAGGAACTTGAGCCATAAATACTCATTTGTAGTTTCACGTGATTTTGTATCCTGAGAATAAGCAATGGATGCAGGGTGGACTTTAACAATTGTAGAAGGAATTGTGATTTTAGGTCTTTTAATACTTTATCTTAGAACAATAGGTCTTGAAACTCAATATAAGACAGATACGCCTGGAACTCAGGCTTTTTTAAGTTTTATTCGAACATTAATTCTTTATTTGCCAAATGCATTTTTCATGTTTGGGTTTATTGCAGATCTTGTAAATAACAGTTATCACTATACAATTCCCAGTGTCACTGCGTTATGTGGTATGGTGATCACAAAACTAATTGGATTAATTACCTCAACAATTTTAAGATCATATTCACCAGATATGACAGGTGGTGCAGTACTTTCCTCTTGTTCTTTGCCTGGATTCCAAATTCTTGAGAATATGATTGCTCCTCAAGGAATTGTTATGTCTATGACTATATTATGGTACATCATGATTGAAATGTGGGATACTGGACAAGTAAAAAATACACTTGGGTTGGGTATAACCACAGGAGTACTGTTTATAGTTCAATGGGCAAACTTATACGCTAATAAATGTCTAGATTGTTATCATCTTGGAAATTGGTCTGCAGTTCTAGCACTAGTGTTGGGAATTACCTTTGCAGGATCCTCGTATGGAATTGTTAAACGAATAATGCCAAGTAGTATCCCTAAGCCTAACAATAATGTCACTAACAAACCACCTCTTTCGAGTAATTCATTTGACGATATAATCAATGTAGGTGGAAAAGATCCACAGTCTTTACCTGTGGATGATGATGATCAGTTTGTGTGTGAAGCATACAAAGATGGTGAATTAGTTACATCTACTATTGTGGATTAACCTTTAAAGCATTGCGAATAATTCGGTAATACGATGCCATGTTCGTACCCGTCTGCTTTTCTGTAAGAATAGCTTTTCCATCAAGCGTGGTTGCTTCTACTACAATCGTAGGCACAACCGTTACACCGTGAAGTTTTGCTAGACCTCCCGTATCATCCTGTGTATTGACAGAAATCCACTGAACTTGTGCAAACTCTTCCTTTAGGTCTTCAATCGCAGGTTTAATATATTTGCACGGTGCGCATGTGGGTGACCAGAAATGATAAGCAGTTACGTTCATTCTTCTTTTATTATAGTGATTCCTTCTTTTAGTAAACCTGTATCCGTTTTAAGTCTATACAAAACACTTCTATGCAAACGCTGTTTGTCTACTTCAAACCCCTTCTTCTTTACTGTTTTTGCGAATGCAGAGAGTAGAGATTTATGAAGTTCTGTTTCATCTAGTTTTCCTATATTTGCAAGACACCATGTGACAAGTTCACGCTCTCCAATCGGAGCACCCATCAGTTTTAGAGGACATCCTTCTAAAGCTTCTTCTGTATTTGAAACAATCTCTTTCACTTCCACATCAGGCACAAGAACACGAGTTGCCATACGATCAACAATGTGATTGTTTTTACTCTGTTCGTCAGTTCCACCCGTATGTGCTTTCACATATGTCAAATTAAAGGATTTGAATCTAGAAAGACGATTAGATGTATCTTCAATCAAATCACGATGAATCACATCACCACCTTGCGATGTTTTCCAATTGTTACGAATCCATGCTGCTAACCATTCCGTCAAACACTTTTTTGAATATACTGAATCCGTATAGATTTTCAATTCTGTTTCCAGAACAGGAAATGCGATTTCAGCAGCTTTTACGGCTTCTGAAATAGCCATTAGTTCACCTCTTTGGTTTGTTTGTGTTTCATCTTCAGGCACTCGTCCTTCTTTTGAAACCGATTTATGTTCAGGAAGATAGAATGCCCATGCAGCCTTTGCATCTTTCTTTCCATTTCGTGAACATGCGCCATCTGTATAAATTTCTACTTTCATAGTTGTGTTATTGTTGGACTATGTAGATATGTTGTTATTCGTTTTACGATACAACGACTTTGAATTGCAGGTTGAATTGTTGTTGGATCTTCCACATGAAACCATACTCTGCATTTAAAAGACCGTTCTTCTAAAGAACGACGAATCATCTGTTGGCATGAAAATGTTAAAAATTCAGAATGCCATACAAGCAAAATACGTATACGTTTCTCTTGCTTTTCTGCAACCTGTGAAATCCAATTATAAAACCAAGGTGAGAATGTCTCCACCGTATTAATCTCTGCAGCATCTATTTCTGCAAATTCACATTCTATATCATGTGTTTGCTTATACTCTTTCCATATCTTTTGAGTCTCGGTATCATTCAAAGGCTCAAAAAGTATATAATGAGGTGGAGGATATTGCATTATATATCTTCTTTAGCTTGATGTAGACCCAACAATCTTCTTCACAGGAATCTCTACAGATACGATATACAAACTGTTTTCTGTGGCAACAACATAACACGACTCACACTTAAAAATGGTTTGAATCGTGGATGTGTATTCACTATCCGATTTTACTAGATATTTTGTATTATCTGGCTGTACACCAATGCAACACTTTTTGTCAACACTGTCTTCGAAATAATCTAAGTAAATAGGTTTATCTTCATCGATGGCTAGTTGAGCTGCTCGTAATAGAACGCCTGCAGAAGGTAGAACCATTTATTCCTACCTGGTCTTTGAAATTGACTCTACTGAACGCATTTCAATGCATCTTCAAGACGAAATCTGGATCTAATACACAATGCTGGTAGTTCCGTACGAGGTAGTCTGAGAATCTCATCCAATACATTTCGAATAAGAAGTTTTAGATTTTTCGCAGATGTAGGAAGCATTTTTGCACTTTCAAATAGAAAGTCTACATATTGTGTTGTATTTTCTTCTGTCAATTCTGTCTTTGGTTGTTGCGCAGTTGTCTTTAGCTCTGCGATAACACCTTCAATAGAAGTTAGAATAATATCTTCTGTTATCATTTCACGTACGAATAGTTGTGTTAGAAATTTTGCATATCCTCGTCTCTTTTCTTTTTGTTTCATCCATGAAATAACTTTGTTATCAAAATCCACTTCTGTAGAGAGTGGATATGTGATTGTTGTATTGTTGTCATACAATGTAGCAAACATCTTTGCCTGTGTCGTAAAATCTTCTGCGATTTCAGGAAATACTTGATTCAGTCGTAGTGCAAAATCTGCAAAGATCGCAGCATATGCCGACTCTGTGATTGCTTTATCAAACAGAAGTGTTGTTACACGCAGACGAAACTCCTGATCTCTTTTTTGAATGATTGTAATAGTTTCATCCGAAAGCTGTGCCATCGTTTTAGCAGTTATCTTATTTAGAATAGCAAATACTTCAAAGTAATCTGTGTCTCCCTTATCTTTAATTTTACTGATGTACGCGTGAAGAGCTTGTTCTCGCCAATTCGCAGATTCTGTGTTTCGAACAGGTTGACGAACATCGCTTCGTTGACGATACGCTGCATGTTTAGGTGGTGGGCGAAACGGTTTGTAGGATACAGGTGTAATACGCAATTTTGCAATATTATCTTGAACACTTCTAGGAAGTGGGAGTTTGACTCCAAAACGAACCGAATAAATCTGTGCAACACTTAGGCTCATTTGTAATAGTTAGTAGTATTTTGGTTCTGTTAAAAACGAATCCGTTTCACATATACATACAAAGTATTGTATTAATATTACAAATGGGATCAGATATAGAGACCACAAAACTCCAATATTCTTGGATTCTGTGGTATCATGATCCCGACAACAAAGACTATTCTTTAGAAAGTTATGTGAAGATAGCAGACATAAGCACACCTCAACAATACTGGACAATCATAGATTCTATTTCAAAAGAAGCTTGGGAATCGGGCATGTTCTTCTTCATGAGACGTGGATTCAAACCTCTATGGGACGCTCCTGAAAATGAAGCAGGAGGCGCATGGTCAAAGAAAATAGAAGCATCTACAGTTCATTCTACATGGATTGATCTTATGGTCAATTGTATCGCAAACGAATTTCTAGTTCATCGTAAGGAAACTCTTGTAGGAATCACAATTTCTCCAAAAGGTCCTGCTTCTATTGTAAAAATTTGGAATACAACAACAACCGTTTCAGACAATACATTCATTAATCCTGCTATGGTGGATTTTAAGATTGGAGATGACGTTACGTACACAGCACATAAAGCAAGACCCAAGTAATCTATAAATGAAAGATATTGCCGAGTTCATTCGGGTTATAACACCAACTCTAACAGATAAAGATAGATACATATGCATCTCAAACTTTCATTTGTATCTACAGCTTTTTGCCGTCTTTGTCTTTTTTTACTTTAAACATCCAGTTATGAAAATATTTATTGTGTCCTTTATTGCCTTTGCAATCTATATTGAAATTTTATATCGTGATTGTCCTATCTCTATTTTAGAACGAGAATTTCATAATGAAACATGGGACGATATTTTAGATTTGATATTTAAGTTTTTTGACTGGAAGATTACTCGTAATGAAAAAGTAGTTGGGTTTACATGTTTTAATATCGGTGTTTTCTTAGCGTTTCTATTTTTTACATTGCATAGTATTTTATTTTAGATGTAAGTTTCTATTTAAGGATTAATTTAAATTATAGTATAAACTATGGCTAACCATGTTGCTATTATTATGGATGGCAATGGGCGTTGGGCTAAATTACTCGGAAAAGAAAGAATGGACGGACACACAAAAGGAACTCAAGTAGCTATTGAGATTTTAGAACATTGTTGCAGTAAACAAATTCCATATATAACACTTTATGCATTATCACTTCAAAATCTAAATAGACCACAAGCTGAATTAAAACATATTACAAATCTATTAAAAACTAATTTAGATAAAATTATAGATATTGCAAAAACTCATAATGCAAAATTAAGTATCGTAGGACTTAAGAAATATATGTTCAAAGACCTCTTAACAAAAATAACAGAATACGAAGAAATTACTTCAAAAAACACAGGAACTCAAATATCTGTTTGTGCATATTATGGTGGTCGTGAAGAGATTGTAAATGTGTTTCAGTCTATTGACAAACCTCTTTCTGAATTAACAACACATGATATAAACAAATACTTTACATTACCTGATGTAGATTTAATCATTCGTACAGGTGGAGAAAATCGTATTTCAAATTTTCTTGTATGGCAATCTGTATATGCAGAATACTACTTTACAAAAACATTATGGCCCGATTTTACTATTGTTGAATTTGAAGAGATTCTTAAAGACTTTCAAAGCAGAAACCGAACATTTGGAAAAGTTGAAGAAACAATTGAGCATATTCCTGATCATGATACACTATATGGCTGCTTTGTAGACTTATTAAATGATTATAAAATTGATAATGACCAAAATATAGAAGACTTGTATTTAAAACTAAAAAAGAATGATGTGATTTTTCAAAAAGATGAAATGAAAGATAAGATAAATGCGCAATTGGATGTTGCGTTGTGTAGTAAATATGCAGTACACTTTGTAACGGATATGGATGATATAATTGATAGTTATCCCTTTGAAAAACAGTGTGTTTACTTACAACAACTATCTGAAAATTTGTCGGTTGAATCGGTTGGTATTGTGCATCATGATTCAATACAAAATTTATTAAATATGAATACAGTTGAGAAAAAGTATGTTCAAAATATTTATAGATGCGAATATCTGCAACGAACTACAAACAATAAAGATATTTGGAGATATGCTGCATTTTATTACTTAATTAAATTATATAGCAAGAATCTCATTGATGACGAGTTATGTTTAATTTCTAGCATTCTCACATCTTTCTGCGATGATGTGTTTGATGAAAAAAATGAAATCAGTGAATTGAAATATATAGATACTGAAACTTACCCTGTCATAAAAAATGCCATTTTTGACTTTTATAACAAAGCATACACTTTACCGTATGCAAATGATGCAATATTTATTACATCTAGTCTTTTAATACATCGGTTTATAAGACCAACAAATGATTTTAAGAATATTACAGAATGTTACCACTATGTTATGCAGAACAATTCATCAAACAAAGTTTAATATCACCCAAATTCGCAATCACATAACGAATCATGAGAAACCAATCGTTCTTCATGTGAATTTCAAGATTGTTGGAAAGATTTGTACACTTGGTAAAAAGAACTAAAAGAGGCAAAGAAAAATTGCCTGTAACAATTTCATCATTGGTTTTCTTTTGAATAATAAATTCATTCTCTGAATCTCCCATAATCGTTGTGCGTGATGCAAAATGGCCTTTGCATGAAAAAGTTAGAGACGTACCTACATTCTTGATCTCAACTGTTTTTGCACCCAAGAGAGTCATATCACGACAAATTTTCTGAAAATCTAAAGAAGGCATCGTAATATTCGTCGCAAATTCTGTTTCAGGAAGCTGAATATCAGGCTCATCGCGATCCAAAAGATTTAGTTTGTAACGTGTTACCTGCTTTTTCTCACCGTCTTCCAAAAGGATACCTAATGAATTGGAGTCTGCTGAATCTACATAAAATGTGATTGTGTCGTCATTTGTAGCTGTACGAACAATACGATACAGATGATCTGTATTGACACCAATCACAAATTTAGGAGACGAATGGTTGTATTCGTATTTCTCAAACTTTTCGGCATACAACCGAAAATGAACTAGAACAGTTCGTGTATTGTCCATGGCCACCATACGAATTCCTTCTTTGTCAAAAATCAAACTCATCTCAACCAAAATACACTTAATAGCTTCTTTAAGAGTTCGTATAGCTCCTGTCTGCACAGTTTTTGCCTCCACAATGTACTCTGGCATTTTGTTAAGTTAACGTTCATGCGTTTAAAACCTTTCAATCTCTCATCTTGTTTCGCATGGTAACATGTTTCTTCTTTGATACAATACGACCCGCCTTGTTGTACATTAAATCCTCTTTTCTTAAACCACCTACTGTCATTTCAGCACCCCCGTGCATAACTTTTGCACGAGATCCTCGTTTTAAAGTCTTTGTGTTCGGCATTTCTTTATCCATAAACCCGTTTTTTTGTTTCATGAGTTCCTATGCCACACACTAAACTTGCTTCAATATGTCTTCCACAATGATCGCTAAATCCATCTACTTGCCGACATACGCACGGGTTTAGACCATACCAATTATCTGTCTTTTGAAGATTTTTCCAATAGGAATCCGCATCATATTTTGGATTATTAAGATCAAATCCCCATCCTTTTCTTCTTCTTGAAAGGCCCAATTCCCGATTCTGCAAGAGTGTATCGTAATATCTTTCATTCACTACATATGCTCCCGCATTACCTGCATTGGTTATTTTTGGAAAGTCGTATTCCCAATACCATCCTACAAGCATAATAACATCCCAATTGGGAATGGTTGTTAGTTCTTCTAATCGTTGATATCCTCCCAACCATTCTAAATCGTCTTCCAAAATCAAAACATTTTTCCATTTGTTTTCTTTTGCCATCTGTAAAACACCTGTATGACTTTCCAAACATCCTAGAGATCCTTTTTTCCTTTTTATTGCAGAGAAACGTTCTACTTTCTCAAGAGGTATCTGTGCATCTTGAAAGAACTTTTCCATAATTTTTCGTCTATCTTCGCGATGATCTAAATTGATGTAGATAATTTTCTCAATAAATTCCCACATGTTTAATATAATGTCGCGAATTCTTATAAAATTTCCTACACGAAGTAGACATGAAAAATTTCAGATTGTATTGCAGGAATATATTGATATGGCCAACTCAATTGATGATATAAAGATAATTGTTTCTGTAGATGATGATGATTCTCCTAAAAAATATAAGGCATTTCATCCTTGCATAACGATTGTTTCAGGTCCTTCTTCTGGAAAAATTGGAGCTATTAATCGTGATATGCCCGACCCATCTACATTTGATATTTTACTGTTAGCTTCGGATGACATGATTCCTGTTCAACAAGGGTATGATGATATTATTCGCCTAAAAATGTTGAAATATTTTCCTAATACAGATGGAGTTCTTTGGTTTAATGATGGGTATGCAGGATTCAAATTAAATACATTGGTTATTTGTGGTTCTAAATATTATCAACGGTTTGGATACATATATTATCCCGAATATAAATCCTTATTCTGCGATAATGAATTTATGGATGAAGCAAATAAATTAGGTAGACAAGTATATTTTCATCAAACTATAATCAAACATGAACATCCTGCAAATAATTTTAGAATAAAAACTGACATATTATACAAAACGAATGAACAACTTTGGAATCTAGATGAATCATTGTATAATTCTAGAAAATTTAGAAAATATGACGTATCCGTTTTAATATGCACAATTCCGTCTAGACGAGCGATGTTTATTGAACTTTTGAATCGTATGACTCTTTTGAAACAGAAAACATCTTTACAAATTGAAGTTTTATGGGACAATGATATGAAATATTCTGTTGGAGAAAAACGCAATAAATTAGTAGAACGAGCGTTAGGAACGTATTGTTGTTTTGTGGATGATGATGATAAAATCACCGATGACTATTTTTCAGTAATTGAAGCATCTGGATTAACATACGATTGTATTGCTCTGAATGGTCAAATGTTTATGAATGGTAAACCACATGCACCATTTTATCATTCATTAAAGTATGAGAAATGGTCGGAAGATTCAACCAGTTATTATCGTAATCCAAATCATTTGAATCCTATCAAGACATCCATTGTAAAACAAATTCAATTTACAACTAAAAATCAAGGAGAAGATCATGATTTCTCAAAAAAACTCTTAGAAAGTGGTCTTTTGAAAACGGAGTATTCGCATACTACATTGCAATACTTATATTATTTCATAAATAATAAGCCAGTTATTCAAGAAGTTGTTATGCCTAAATTACGAGGATTTAGATGAAGCCTAATCTAGTTTTGTTATTTAAGGCTAAATAATTACCCATCCAAGAATGTACCCATTTTTCGCGATCATCCTTAATGCCATCGACATAATGATAAATCGGTTGAAATGGAATTTTATATTCTTTTTGAAGTAATCCAGATGTTATTAAACGTTTTGAAAATTCATGATCTTCAGTATCTCGAATATCTGCATACTGTACTTTTTTACAAATTTCAGTTTTAATCATATTTAATGGCGAAGGTGATCTCCAGTATCTATCATATGTTTCATACCATTCTTTAACGTCTAACGAATGATAAAAAAGTTTTATAAAATTACCTTTATGATAATATGCACCGACTATAGATGCACAATCATAATCCTCTTCGAGCATGGGAAGAAACGTTTTTAAATAATTTGGAGATATAACATCGTCATCATCTACAAAACAACAGTATTTCCCAAAAGCTCTTGATATAAGTAGATTCCTTTTTGCTCCTAAAGTAAGTTCTCTATTATCCACTTCATATAGAACTTCTATCTTTGCAGTTTTAATTTCATTAATTTGTCTTTGAACTTCAGAAAGAAGTTTATCAAATAAATTCTTTCTTGAGTGTAGTGTTGGTATAAGTATACTAAAGTCCATTATACTGAAATAATATAATAACTTTCTATAATGAAGTTCAGTTTACGTAAATTTAATTTAGCTAGAACTCCTAGTGTTGCACATACTTTAATACCTCAACAAGTTGACTTATCAAATCTTCGTACAGTTATATCTTATTGTCTTTATGGAAAGGTAGAACATTATTACCAAGGACTTTTGGAAAATTGTAAACAGATTAATAAAATATATCCTGATTTTTGGATCTATGTATATTTAGGTAATGATTTCAATAGAAATATTATAAACGGTAAATTTGATGAATGTAATAATTTAGTATTTATAGAGACAGGAAAGGGTGGTCATGAAGTTATGTCACATAGATTTCTTGCTATTGATAGATCTGAAGTAGGAATTATGTTTTCAAGAGATTTAGATTCTTTTGTTAATTTAAGAGATCAATATTGCATAAACGAATTTTTAAAGTCAGATAAACATTTTCAAATTATACGAGATTGTGAGTCACATAGAACTCAAATTTTAGGAGGTATGTGGGGTATTAAAAAAGGATTATTACCTAAGTCGATAGAATCGTATTTTAATGATTTCAAATCACAAGATACAAAATTCCAATATGGAACAGACCAAACTTTTTTACAACAAATAATTTATCCGCTCGTTTCAAGAAATGCAATAGTGTTTGATGAATATTTTCATTATCCTGGTGAAACTCCACAAAAAATTATAGCACCCGTTATATATTTTCCAGATACGAAAGGATATGATTATGTTGGAAGATGTGCAATGTGGGGAGAAAAATATGAAATTAAATCTGACATTACTAAAATATAATGAAGCTAGGAACTGTACTTACTGCATGTGATCTGAATCCTTTGTATTTAGATTTTATTCCAATTTTTATAAAAGCTTGGAAAACATTATTTCCTGAGATAAATGTATTTATAATTTTAATATCGGATACATTGCTAGAAGAATTAAATGATTATTCGGAAAATATTAAATTAGTTTCTCCAATTGAAAATATGCATACTGCATTCCAAGCACAATGTATTCGGTTACTTTATCCTCAAACTTTACAACAAGATGACGGTGTTTTAATTACAGATATGGATATGTTACCTATGAATAGGTTTTATTATGAAGACGCAATAAAAAATATATCATCAGACACATTTATTTCATATAGGGATGTATTGCTTCCGCACGAATTGCCAATTTGTTACAATATAGCTACACCTCAAGTTTGGAAAAAAATGTTTCAAAATGAAACTTTGGAAAAATGGTATACTCGTGCAAATTATGATGGAAACCATGGAGGATCTGGATGGAATATTGATCAGCTTGTTCTTATAGAAAAATATAATAAATATGCAGGTAAAAAGATTATTTTAAATGACAAAATAACAAGATTTAATCGGTTAGATAGATCAGGGTTCAATTTCAATGATACAAATCTTCAAACAAATATTATTTCTGGTTATTATAGTGATTATCATTGCTTAAGACCCTATTCTCAATATAAGCAAATTAATGATAAAATTGTGGACTACTTGAAAGATTTTAATCCTAATCCTAACGTTAAGCTTAATAAATTTAAATTCGGATTCAAAAGAAAATGATAGGATTTAGACGTAAACCCTATTTTCAAAATAAAGTTATTACAGAAACAAACTCTAATACTTTATTAACTCCAATTGAAGGATGGAGAACATTTGATAATGAAATAAATTTAATATGTCCATGGTATACTAGAAATTTCTTAGAAACTTTAAAGAAATGGGATGTTTCAACTTGGAAAGTTTTTGAATATGGGTCTGGTGACTCAACTAACTGGTGGAGAATGTGCGCTAAAGATGTATATGCTATAGAAAGTAGTAAATCTTGGTCTGAAAAGATTGGAAGTATTTATGTGAATAATGAAGAAGAATTCACATCATATCCGTTAAAATTAATAGAAGATGGACTTTTTGATTGTATTATAATTGATAATGATGTCTTTCCAAGAGACAAATGTACAGAATATGCACTAAAAGCATTAAAGCCATCTGGTGTACTCATAATTGATAACTGGCACCAACCGTCTGTGTGTGGTGATTGGCCAATAACTGATGAATTACTAAAAGATTATAAATTAAATATTTTTCATCAACCAGATCATCAAGACTGGAAAACTATGTATATAACTTTAAATAATATTCAACCTAAATTAAAACCTATAGAAAATAGAGTAGCTGAAGGATGGGGATTTGGAACACACCTTACACCTCTTATAACTGCTGTTTTAAATACAAAGGGGAATGTATTTGAAATGGGATGTGGTGATTTTAGTACTGTAAATCTTCATCAAATTTGTAAAATTCAAAATAGATATTTACTATCTACAGATACTTCAAAAGAATGGTTGAGTCATTTTTTAGATTTACAATCCGATATACATGAATTTATATATGTTCCTGTTTACGATGATGATTGGCAAAAAAATCCAAAACCTCATTTATGGGATGATATCGGAAACCAGAAATGGGGAGTAGTGTTTATTGATCATAGACCAGGTGAAAGAAGAAGAATTGATATAAGTCGGTTCTCAGAGTTAGCTGATATTATTGTTGTGCATGACACTGAGGAACTGGGATATAAATATGAAGATGTATTTTCAGAATTTAAGTATAGATATGATTATAAAAGATATAGACAATATACCACATTACTTAGTAATAAAATAGATGTTTCAAAGTTATTCTAAATTCCTTTCTTTTATAATTTTGATAACTTCTTTATAATCTGTGTTATCATTAAACTCATAAAATTTATGGTGTATCCATGTAGACACATGTTGTTTATTTAAACGTAACTTATCACTCATAAAACTTAAAAATGTATCATCTGCAATATCCATCTCATATAATAACATTTCATTAATATTTGAATTTATTTCATCAATCGTTAGATTTACTAAAAAAGCAAAATAATAACCTGATATAATTTGAAATTGACCTGATATATGACTTAATCCCGATCTTCCTGTAGACATAACACCTGCATGATGAGTATCTTTATTAAGTAATTTTATTACATCTTTAAACATCACTATATCTGCGTCTACAATAAATATAAGATCCTCATTATTTGGCGAAATATTAGTGTCCTTTAAACTTTTAATAAGTCCTTTAGCTCCAAACTGTCCTCCAAAATTATCACATTTTTTTCTTATAAAAATATTATCTGTTAAGTATTTATATTTGGAATCTTCTGCTAAAAAACCATAAAATGCGGTTGGATATATTTCTTTCAATGATTCGTATGCTAATCTTGAAATGTAGTCATCACGTTTACAAGTTCTTATAAAAATATATAACATTTTTTTATAGATTAACCCACAATTGATTTCATGTTTATGAGCTCAATTGTGGCCTTTCGGCGCTTTTTATACTTATTTGTTATATGTAGGTAACTCTTACGCTTAGTTGGAGTACGCGAGACCACCCATGCCCGACATCACGCGGAGCACGTTGTAGTTGAGTGCATACACGCGGACCTGAGCGGTGTTGGAACCCGTAACCGTGTTGACGGACACCGTGAGCTGGAGAGTCGCCTTGTCAATGCGCGAAAAGTTGCAAGTTCCCGAAGGCTGGTGCTCCTCGGGGCGGAGAGCGAACGAGTACGCGTTAATACCCGTAGACGGCGTACGGCAGTGGTGCTGGTAAGGCTGCACCCTGTCAAAGTACGAACCCTCACGCTCCGTGAAACGATCCTGGCCGTTGAGCTGGAGCTTGGCAACCTCCACGGGATTCTTGCCATCGCAGCGAACATCTGCGTCTACGAGAAGTTTAGCAAGAATATAGTTGGAGCTATTGTTTGTCGTGCTAGTAGACACAGGGAGGGCGGGGCTATCCTCAGTGTCGTCATTTGTGAATGCAGATAGAAGACCAACCGACGTATCCCACTGGTCCGAGTAGTTGAACGGCTGCTGGCCTAGGAGGAACCTGTTCGCGTCTCCACTCGTTGAGCAGTCCACGAACGAGTCACGCTGCACAACCCAAACAAGCTCCTTCACGGGGTGATTGAAGTTGAGCTGGATCTTATTGGACGAAGACGTGATGGACTCCGCACCCGTGTACTGCACCTGCTCAATGAGGTACTCATGGCTCTGCTGTGCGAATCGGCGACGCTCCTCCGTATCAAGGTAGCAGTAGTCCACATAGAGCGAAGCAGCAGCTAGAGAGCCAGGGCCACGCGTACCACCAGGTGCAGTTCCATTAAGACCAAAGCAGCAGTTGGGTAGGGTCTCAAAGTCCACGTTAATGCGCACCTCATGGTACTGTAGCGCAATGAGAGGAATTGCTACACCAGGGTTACGGCAGAACCAGAACTGGAGAGGAATGTATAGGGTCTTCGCAGGAGTGCCCGCACGACCAACACACGAAAAAGTGTTCTCACTAGAAGAGCAAGGTGCGTCTAAAGCAAGACCACCAGAGCCCTTAACGAGCACTAGATCATCCGTGTGGCCAATGATCGAGTTGAGGGCACGCACGCTACCCGCCTCAGTCGCAAGCTGGGTCCAGATCTGCATCCAGTCACCATACTGGCGATCAATACGCTGACCACCAATCTCCACCTCCACCTGCTTGATGAGGCGGTGACCAATGTAGTGAACCCATCGGAAGGAATCTCCAGAAGTAGCGGTGCTTACCTCAGGGAGCACAACCTGAACATACGTCTTGTACATGAGATCGGCGTTACGGTTAATGATGGCCGTCACACGCTTGTTGAAATCCGCCTGGCCGTTGAACGTCACCTCAATGGACTCCACGGCGAAGTTGGTGTGGCGCTTGTATAGAATCTTCCAGAACGTAATCTGGGGATTGCCCGAAATATAGACATCCTGTGCTCCGTATGACACAAGTTGCATTAATCCCGATTGTCCCGAGGAGATGGTAACAAATGTTACCATCTCCCCGTTTCAAGCTCTCCTTATAGTATGGTAGACATCATACTATAATTCCTCTTGAAAACCTCCTCTCGGAGTGGTCGGACTGTATCTTAAGGGGTTTTTAAGCCCCCCACTGCCATTCAGTCTCTGAACTGCATCCATGATTTTCTCAGCAAAATTTTAGGACTTGGCTGCGGATTATCTCTATGTATAGCATTTTTACCCTACCCATCAAGTTTCCCTGAGGTGTCGCTATCTCTCTTTCGAGGATAGGACGGTAGCCATAACGTAACAAGACCTTCCCGCAATTTGACAGTGTTGCCCCCAGCGGTGTCTACAGACTAGCAATGTATTTTGACATCACTCTTGGTAGCGTGATTATTCACCACCCATTTTATTGTTATGATCTACTGCAAGAAAAAATTCTCGGGAGAAAATTTTTTGCCGAGCTCGGCTATTCTTGTTTTACCACATTGCGCATTTTTATAGCATCTTCAAGTGTCTTGTGCCAAGATCTATGTTTTAGATTATGTTTATTAATCCTCAACATATATCCGTTCTCTTTATATTTTGTAATATGTAGTTCACCAGTTGTAATATTTCTCAACCAACATGTATCTTTACGGTTATCATTGTTTTGTTGAGAAGTAACCCATCTCAAGTTCGTGATAACATTGTTTTGTTTATTTCGATCTATATGATCTATTTGCAAGTCGGTCCAGTTTTCAGGCTTTTCAGAAAATGCAATCGCTACTAATCGATGTATACGAAAGCAATACTTTGTTCTACTACCTAACTTTCTTAAAGCTATTTCATAATACCCATCTTTATTAAGTTTTGGTATCAAAAGACTGTCTTTAGAAACATTCTTAACCTCTCCCGTATCGCTGATTTGATATCTTCCTTCAAATCCTTGAATATCGGTCCACATTGTTATGCAACCTATCTCTATACATTTTAATAATTCGTTTTAATATACAAATGAACCTGTGGTTTGTACCTACTGCAAATCCGTTAATAAACACGTTTCTGCGGTCGATAATTGTTATTGTAATCATGATTTTAGGATTCAAAACCTCCTGGTATTCTGCATATTGGGGAGCTATTGTTCATGATATAATTTCCTTAGTTCTCATTCGGGACTTGGTATAAAACGGATTTATAAGCTTCAGTAGCATGAAAGGGTACAAAGATGGACCCACTTCATTTTATTGAAACTTCCTATCAGAAAACGGTAAATTTCTACCTTCAACTAAGAGATCAAAATCCTATATCCATAGAGGATGTAGAGACACTCAAAAAAATGCATGAAAGTGTAATGAAAGCTATTGGAGAGTACTTTGTATACCTAGACAAAGAAGGAATTTCGCGTCGTGATTCGTACCTAACACACTGGCTTGATAAGGATTTCCTGTATGACACTTACGAATACGATATTCTCTGCTTTCTAGAACGTCATCTAAGTTCCAGTTGATCCAAATCCACCCGCACCACGAGTATCGGGAGCCAAGGGAAGATCTTCTAGTGTTTCCACAAAAACAATATTTTGCCAAGGAAGCCAGTTGTGTTGCACTACCTGAAACAACCGACGACCTTTTTCAATGTGATATTCAGAAGCACTGGATACACAATCGACTCGTGCAATGAGTTCACCACGATATCCTGCATCTGCTAGACCAATTTGATTGGACATACGCAACGGAGTCAAAGACATAGATGAACGAGCCAACAAAAGATAAGGAACTGGATTTCCATTCACATCCAATGCAGCAAAATGTGCACCTAGTTTCATTTCAACGCCATAATGAATATTTTGAAAATCAAGATTAAATTCGGGAGAAATCAAGTCAAATCCAGAATCTGTCCATCGGCGTTTGGTTACATGTTCACGCATATCCGAACGCAGATTTTCATTGGGAACGTAAATGTATAGGCTCATATTATATGTATCAAACACGATCCATGTAAGTCTTTATAGGTAAGAAACTTACAGCAACAAAAAGAGTTGCTAAAAACTGTGAAAGTACATTGTACATGAAATCATGATTGGGAACTCTACCAATGATCCATGCTGCTAGACTTCCGATGGGAGTAAAATATCCAGTCGTAATACCTTTTGCAATACTGAACATAGCAAAGTATACAATTGCCATTACAGAAGGATCTGCTTCTGTCAATAATTTTGCATACAAAATCGTTGTAACACCTAAAAATTCAATAAAATATTTATTGAGCATTTATTAGAGTACACCTCTAATTTACTCAAACACCATTCGCGGAACAATATGCATAGCTTCCAGTTCTTGACTCCATAGTTTCACTGCATATGGAATTGTTTTCATTTCAAACTGTGTTTGCACTCCACATGTACCACACTGATAAATATTTTCTAGAGGATTCACCACAGCTAGAGTTCCACACGATTTACAAAATCCTGTTGTGAAAGGATCGCTTACATCCATCAACCGTTCTTTGGTGAACATTGCAATACCATGAGACAACATACAATCGCGCTCCATTTCACCTACGCGAAGACCACCATCTCTGCTTCGGCCTTCACATGGTTGACGAGTCAGTGACACAATAGGACCACGTGCACGACTATGCTTTTTATCAATAACCATGTGTTTCAATCTTTGGTAAAATGTAGGACCCATAAAGATTTCTGCTTCCATCATTTCACCCGTTTGACCATTATACAAAATCTCATTTCCGTAGGGATGCATTCCTAGAGAAAGTAATTGTTCCCGAATGTTACCTACAGGCAAATGAGAATAGGGTGTTCCATCACCTAAAGTTCCTTTTTCGGTACAAATCTTTCCATATATCGTTTCCATAAATTGTGCAATTGTCATGCGTGAAGGAACTGCATGTGGATTCATAATCAAATCAGGTCGCAATCCTGTCGCAGTAAAGGGCATATCTTCTTCGTTCAACATAATTCCACAGGTCCCTTTCTGTCCATGACGCGATGAGAACTTATCACCTACTTCAGGAACACGTTCCGAAACAACTCGTACTTTCACGAACGGATACCCGTCTGAATTGCGATCTTGCCATACACCATCTACACGACAATTCTCTGAATTTTTATGAGTTGTAGATGAATCACGGTACTGATAGCCGTTTGCGTCATTTTTAATTGAAGTTACTTTTCCAATCACAACATCATTCTCACCGATGTTTGCATTCATGATGGGAACACCGTTATCTCCTACTGCATGATACGAAGATGTTTTAAATCCTCGTGTATTCTCACGTCTTGCCTTTGTGAATCGTTCTTCTTTTCCCGATGCGATATTTCGGTGTTCTTCGTCTTTGTAAATTGTGTAATATAGCGTTCGAAACAGACCACGATTGATAGAACCACGATTCAAAATGACTGAATCTTCTTGATTGTATCCACCATAACAACCGATCGCAACCATGATATTATCACCCGATGGCATTTCATGTGTTTTCAAAGTATGCATCATACGTGTCTCTACAAACGGACGCATAGGTGAACAGAGAATATAGCCATTCTTATCCAGTCGTTTCGCATAATTACGAGCAAAGATTCCCATTGCTTGTTTTCCCATAGCTGATTGATATGTATTACGAGGTGACTGATTGTGATCGCTGAACGGAATACTGTTTGCCATGTGTCCCATAATCAATGTTGGATGCACTTCGCAATGCGTATGACTTTCAGTAATTTCAGAAGGTGTCATAGCAACTTTAATAACTTCTGTCTCGCAAGGATCTACATATTCAAGGTTTGTACGAACCCAATCATTCCATTCTGCATTTTCAGAAGGACCTTCTAGAATCTTTCCTTGCTCTACGCGAAACAAAGGTCGCACAAATCTACCACTATCCGTTTCAATATTAATAATATAATCACGAATGTTCCATGAAATTCCTGTATGCGGATGCAATGAAAAGTTTCGTTTGGATTTGCGTAGAAAGTCATGTACTTCTCTTGGCTTGTTCGTATACGCTACAATAACTCCATTCACAATAATCATTGTTCCATTGTATCTTGCTTTAATAGATTCAACCCATTGAATACACCTGTTGTTTTTCAATACATTCAAAACCACACTTGCAGGAGTATGCTGACTAATGGATGTTAACATAGCCATAGATTTCACAATACCTACCGAATGACCTTCTGGAGTTTCTACAGGGCATACGTATCCCCATGAAGTCCCATGCAATTTACGAGGAGCTAATAGTTTTCCTGATTTTTCTACAGGTGTTTGAATACGTCTCAAGTGACTTAGTGTTGCAGAATAGGATAACCGATTCAAGACTTGAGATACGCCTACTTTTGTTGCATTCGAAACAGAACTGGATGTAGTTCCAAGTCCCTGGACCGTAAAATTACCTGTAGCAAGTGCTTGTTTTAGCTTTCCTTCAATCGTTGATACTTTTAGAATTTTATACAGATTGTTTACGTTTAGAATTTCAAGAGGACGTGGCGCATTTCCCTTCTTCCAGGTATCATTATTAATTTCATGTACAAACTTACTACGAATATCTTTGCATACTTTCTGAAACAGTTGCCGAAACAAGTGTGTCAATAAAGCACCCGTTGTTACTACACGTTTGTTTGGATATGCATCACGATCATCAATACTAATCACTTTTTCAGATGCCATCAACAAACGACGAACCATCCATGACATTAGCAAAATCTTACGCGAATTCAAGATTTCTATAGATGATGTATCTCCACCAAACTTTACATGAGGCAAATACTCGGTTTCCAAAAGACTACGCACATATCCATGTTTATCTTCCGAATTGGTTCCATATTGCAAATGATGCGTCAAATACGTGATCGCATCTTCCCGAGTATAGACTTTAATATCCGAACATTCTTTAAAAGAAGCTGCTAGAAGATCTATATATTCTCCCGATGGACAAATTAGATTTGCGATTTCTTCATCTGATTCAATACCAAATGCTCGAAACATAACCATCAATGGTAAATCTTCTTTGAAACGCGGAACACATATTGTCAGCGGATATCCCATTCCATTAAATTTTGCATGTACACGTACTTCTAGTTTTTTAGGAGGAGTTGTAAAAGATTCATGCAACGACTTCATCTCCGCGGAGAAACCATACTTTGCAGACGTCTTTTTATTAAAGAAAATCATAATACGATTATCTGCTACTTTTTCTTGACATAAAATAGTACGTTCCGATCCATGAATGAGAAAGTACCCAAACGGATCATATGGGCATTCGCCAATCTCCTCTTTTGAAAGAGGATAGTCGTTCATGATACATAATGAAGATCCTAACATAATCGGAATTTTACCAAGCGAAACACCTTCAAATATCTTGACTTGATCATCACAATCACTCAATGTTTCACCCGAATACGAGCGAGCCGTAAAACGTACATCGCAAAACATCTGTGCAGCATACGTGAAATTACGAGCTCGTGCTTCTTGAGGAAACATAGGTTTAATACGCCCTGTTGCTTCCTGAATACGAGGCTTCATATACGTTACATTCTCAAATCCTAGCCGTAGCTCATATTTATATTTCTTTAGTTTCTCGTCTTGCTCATGCCATACAACTATAGGAGCTGTAGATGCAACAATAAGCGGGATCTTGGTACGAATAAAGTCCTCAAACGATTCGATTTGATGCTCGACTAGTTTGGGAATGCCTTGACTTTGAAAATATGTCTTGATTGCTTCCCACTCCATCGTAGTTTTCTAAGATGGATTCCTCGTAAATCTATTCATTCGTTTTCAATAATAGAATGGAGGACAAAGTCTACAAAATTACGAAAATGGGCGAAGATAAAATACCCATAAAACCTGTAGAAGAACCGAAACTTGAAGGAGGTAAGAAACATAAAAAGACAATAAAAACATTCCCACGTGGAATTCTAAAAACAGCTAAAATTAAACCTGTTGCAGATCCAGCAAAACATCCCAATATAAAAAAGATGATGAGAAAACACACAATTCGGTTATTAACAGATTCAGGATCTTCTCATCGCAGAAAAACAATCAAACGAAAACTTGATAGAATGTCTGATGAAAAAGTAAAAAATTTAGTCGTGAAAGCAGGTCTTTCGAAAGGAAATGGTCCAGCTATTTTGCTTCGCCAAATCGCAGAGGGCGGAATGTTGTCTGGTTTCATTTCTTCCTATTAAATAACATGACAGCTAAATGGGGGCCACTTGGTTGGATGACATTACATTCTATATCTGTAGCATATCCTGATAATCCTACTGATGAAGATAAACGTATTCTAAATGAATTTATGAATTCATTTGCTGCAACTATAACGTGTGTTCATTGTCGTACTCATTTTTCAGATATGTTTAATGGCTATAAGCATAACATACCTTCTTGGGCAAACAGTAAAAAAGATTTGTTTCTTGCTGTTTGTAGAATGCATAATACTGTAAATAAACGATTAGATAAACCGACTCCTAAAACAGTTGCAGAATGTTTAGAAACTCTTCAAAACGCAACAAGTTATACATCTCAGCATGATTTCCGAAAGAATTATATTGAATATCTGTTTCGCGATTGGAATATATATGGACGTGGAACACATTATCTAACAATTGCTCTTCAAAATACTCGAAATATGCAAAAAATAAATGAAGAGCATTGGAATGCGCGAGAAGTATCCTATTCCTCTTTGAAATTTGAAGAAGCTGATGTTCTTAAGTACCAAAACCAACCTATGACAACAAAACTAGTTTTTTCAAAACTAAAAGTACGTATTCCAAGATGGTCGCCTAAATTGGGCTAACAGACGTAAAATCATATTCTGGATTCCATGGGAGAGAAATGCGTGGTTTCATTTCCCAATCATGTCGTTTCATCCATGGATTACGTGTTTCGGAATGAATTTCATCTTGGTACATTACACGCCTCTTTGCACTACGAAGAGATGTAGCTGGCATGATAAATTGTAACTGACGTGTGACATTGTAAGATAATGGTTTTTTATCAAGTTTTGTATATTCATCATAGCTAACAATATCGGATATAAGAGGTGCATCTGCGTAAGGATACGACCAATACCAATTCAACGGTTCACCGTGTTTGAAATAATACATTGTCCAATGAAATGTTTTCCAATATGCTTCTACAACAGGTTGCATATTGCGAATACCATCCAAAACATGAATACCGTATTTGTGAGAAAATAATGAACCATCTTTTCCCAAAATAGCTTTTTCTTCGGGTCGTTTTCTCAATCCAATTCGTTCTTTCAATACATCCATCTCTTTTGCGGCTGCAACCTTCATAAATTTTTTGCGTCCTTCTAGAGTTGTGAGATCAGGATTTTCTGCTTCTTTGTATGTGTGGAGTGCTCTGTCATATCCATCTTCTCGCAACGAAAACATTCCTAGATTTGGCATGAAATCATTACCGAAACATAAAATTCCAAGAGCCATATATTGTTCGGTAGGCATAGGTAGTTGCTGAAGCAGTTTCCAAATACAGAGTGTTGCAAACTCCGCATGTTTTAGTTTTGGATCGTTGAATTCCGCAGTTTCGCGCAATAGAAACATTCCGTTTGCGTTTGACAAGGCATGATGTTGGAGTGCGATCAAAATAAGATCTGCATCTAGTCCATAAATACAAACCGTTTTTCGTTGATCTTGTGGAATCTTTCGAATCTCGTAAATGAGTTTATGTTCTCCTTCACCAGGCTGTTCTGTCCCGTTTATGATCGCATATGGAAACTTTAGTTTTAGAGCAAGTGCGAGTTCACGCATATACGGTGTATCAGGCGAAATTTGATTACGGTCAAAAGTTCCATCTCCTTCTTTTATACGCATACGTCTGTATCTCTGTTGTACGATTTTTGCATATGGAGCAAGACCATCCATAGCAATTATGAGTTGTTTGTGTTTGCATACTGTATCGTTGATGTGCTGAAGAGCTTCTAGAATAGACTCAATTGGATCTTCGTCTTTCAAATAACGATGAATCAAGCAATTAAAATCAACAACAAATACATCAACCTCCATTGGAGTATCTTTTTTAACAACTTGAACAATACCTTTATGGCTTTTCAATAAGCTTGCAAAGTAGAAAGGAATTCCCATTCTATATGTTAGGTCAAATAGGTTAAAACTCTTGTTAGAGGATAAATGTATTGGCTTGTGGCACTTCTGTTTTTGATGGGGGCTTTTCTATATGCGTATTCAATTTCCACTAAACTAAAGGTTGTGTCTCCAGGATGTAATTCGTGCCCTAAAAACAATGGCAATATGTCCGTGTAGTCCTGATATAGGCGATTGTCCAAAGTGTACATCTTCACGAAAAAACTGGATTCAGGATGTTGTTAGTCATATGAAAACGGGGGCATTTACTCATCAAGCCTTACGAAAACACATGACACCTGAAGAATTTGCAAAAGAAGTATCTGCCCATCCTAAAAAATATGCATTGAAAACTCGCCGTCGTGCCCAATTCCTAAAAAATATTCGAAAACCGACAAGAAAAAACTTGCGTAGAAAGTAAACAAAATGCTAACGAAGATTCTATTTCACGCATTGCTATTTGCCCTGTTCGTGCCTGGTGTGTTGGTAACTCTACCTCCTGGCGGTAGCAAATGGGTGGTTGTGGCTGTACACTCCGTCCTATTTGCTCTTCTAAGCCATTTCGTGTGGAAGTCCCTGTTTTCTGGCAATCTTTAAAATCTTCAAGTATCAAGTATAAATGGACTTGATTAGTACAGTTTTATCTGCACTTTTGTTTGTAGCTTTTGTACCAGGGGTCCTTCTACGATTCCCTCGTAATGCAAGCTTTAAAGTAGTACTTATCACACATGCTCTATTGTTTGCGGTTGTTACCGCAGTCGTTATGCATTATTACTGGCGTGTCATTCGTGAAAAATTTGGAAATTATGGCGCAACGTGTCCCAACGGCTATGTTCCTGGTGCAAACCAAGCTGGTCAACCTGATTGTGTCCCTACAGGGCATGCGACGTATGATGCATCTACTGGATTCAAACCGAATTCTCCGCCTAGTAAATAAATGTGGGTAAATATTCTTCTAAAAGCATTTTTATTCTTTGTTCTTGTTCCAGGAGTTAGCGTACGCATTCCTCATGGAGCATCTTTGCAAACACAAGCACTCATACACGGTATCGTTTTTGCACTCGCAAACAATTATTTATATCACCATGTTCGTCCTATGTTTGAAGGATTTGAAAATCCCGATTCAAGAGTCGATCAACCGTGTCCTCCCAATTCTGTAAAGTGTCCATCGGGAGACTGTAGATTAAAAAGCGATATATACGGTATGTGCGACTAATGTCTAATGGAAGATTCGACTGATTTCTATATTGGAATTTTTTCTATATCTGTATTTTTTGGAATTGTATTGCTTTTATTGGGTACATTTGCATACCGATTAATAAACCAAAGCCAAGAAGAAATGTATGCACCTATATAAGCTGTCTAGTATGTTCGGGTTCGCGGGGTTGATTATAATGAATATAAGATTCTTTTGCTTTCAATAAATTAGTATGCGTTTTTTGCAGATCTTCAATCGCTTGGTCGATTGATTTAACAGGCAAAAAGCCATGTTCGGCTCGAATAATCAAATGTTCTAGATTTTTTAGTTGGTATTTTGCATTCGATAGAAGAGTTCCGTAGAAAACTTTGTGCATAAACTCTACTAAGAAGAATTATTCATTGGAATCAATGATGGCATATCGTCATCCGTTAAAACACTAGCTCCAAAATCATCATCGGGTGCGAACGGCCAAGGGGATATAGTGGAGTTGGCTGGCTTCTCTGGACCAAATAGTTTTGGAGCTAATGCGTACGGTTGAAATACAACAATAAGTTCACGCTTGTTTGTGAGCTGATCCAGTCCTTCCTTTAGAAAGTCTCTCTTACGGCGAGTGTACCACTGGATATTCTTATCACACACAAGCGTTTTATTTAACGCCTTTATGATTTCAGCGTTATGAAGGACATCTTCTACGGTTGTAGTCGTTCCAGGAATACGCTGCATCATAGCAATCTCATCATCAATTCCTGAATGGACATATTCAAACAATACAGCTGTATGCTTTTGCTTCGGGTTTGAATATGCCTTATTAAATACTTTAGTATAGTTCATCCAATCAATCTTCTGCATAATATACCCCATCGCAGAAACAATCTTGTTGCTTGTAAAATCACAAAATACTTGAGCTGACATTTTTTATCGTACATAATCTTTTGATGAAGCATATTCGTTTTTCATAGCTTATTAAAAATGGAACCGTGTTTTGAACAAACGTATGATTAATACAATGGATAACCGAATCTTGCAAGAATATGCGTTAGAGCAACAACGTATACAGTTTGAATGTATTCGCAAACTCAAAGAAAAACAACCTCTTCTTCAAGAATGGTCAAATGAAGATGTCTGGAAACTTTACAATGATTCCTTTGCCGTTCGACAAGGTATGATTGGAAATACAGGAATTGGAGGATGGTGGGAGCGCTGTATTGAAACTATTTTGAAAGAACAATCCATTCCTTACAAAACACAAGTCTACATAAATTCAGAGGGAGTTATTTGTGAAACATGTGTGGGTACACGCATCGACATTGTGGTTGGCGATGTTACTATGGGTAAACATATATCCAAACTTATTGTCATTTCAACAAAAACATCGGGAAAAGATCGCTGGAAAGAAGATTTATGGACACTTACACATGTTCCAAAATTGTACGTTCTTGCAGTGATGAACAATGAATACCCTCCACCCACAACTTTTCGCGAATCTTCCTGCCGTAAAGTCTTAAGTATAAAACCTAAAAAGAAAGATACACGAGAATTCAAACTGACATGCGAGTCATTAATGGACGATATAAAACGGATTTTAGAAGTATATAGTGTTGTTTTGTAACAAAATGTCTGATGACTATGAGGTTCGAAAGGTTATTCGAAAGAATGATAAAATATACCTTCTTGCGAAAGACGGTAGACTGTTTAAAGCAGGAACAGGAACAGAATATGATAAATTTATTGGATGGTTAGATGCAAACAAAAATTATATACCTAGTCCAGATATTTTAAAGAAACGTAACAGAATTGAAGAAGAAGCGAGAAAACGATTACAAGAAGAAAAAGAAGCTAAGAAAAGGGCATTGTTTGAGTTAGCTGTGCGACGACGCATGGATGAACTCAGACACTCCTAATAAACTCCCATTTCAAATAATCGCAAATACGTTTCCAAATCTGGTCGTGTGCAATTAAACGATCACGACTTTTTAACAGTGGAAAGTAGATCTTGTATTCATCCAATTCTAAGAGCTCAAAGAACTTGTAAAGAATATATGAATACGAAAGAAAATTAGTACGATCGTCAGGACAATACAGCAAAGAAGGAGCTTGGCTTTCTTGGAACATGGCTCGTATTTTCTCTTCGATTTCAGGTGTGATTGTCGGAGGAGGATTTCCATTGAGTCGAGACAATATGTGCGTGGCATGTTCGTAATACTTAGATCTATTCAGCTTCTTTAAAATCTCACGCATTCCAATTTCTGTTAATTCTGCAATATTTTGAATTCTACGTTTCTTGATTTCACAAATGACTTCATTCATAACTTCTTCGGGAATAATTGTACTTTCCTTTGCTTGAAACTGATTCAAAATTTCATTAAGATGATTGATTTTTTTGTATGCATAATTATTACGCTCCTTGGGCGGATCACGAAATGAAGGGAAATCACTTACAACCAACATATATTCTTCCGAACCGCATTTTGGACATACTAAGATACCTTCATCCGATAATTCTTCACGTGCAATATTGCAACGATCACAATGTTCTGTAGATCGTGTTTTCTCTACAATTTCTGCACCCGTATTTAATTTCATACGCGTCGTGAATTCTTCATACAAATCTTTTTTTGAAATAGCAGGTGTGTCTTGAACTGTTTGTGTTAGATATTTTACGAATGTATTTTGATCAGAAGGTGTTGTAGCCATCATTTGCACTTTGTCGGATCCACCGTAATATTTCAATATAATATCTGCATTTTTCACATAATATTCTGTTAAAGGATTTTGTTGTGCTAATCGTTTTTCAATTTTACGAACTTCATCTTGCAATTTGGTTGCTTTATAAACATCTTGTAAATCTTCTAATTCTTTCTCAAGTTCTATTCGTCTCGTTTCCAAATTCACAAGATTCGCATCACGTATTTCGGATATTAAATTTTGATGAATGGAATCGAGTGTTCCTGATATAGCTTCAGATGCTTTTGTTTTTGCTAGAGTATCTCTGGACTTCTTAATTCGAAACACATTGTCCATTTAATAAATCTTCTTCATTTGCCTGAAAATATAAAACATAAAAGTCCTAATCCAGCTATAAGTGTTGGAATTGCGGAAACAAGCTCTGTTTGGTTTGTGAATGATTCTGTTGTCTTTCCATCTGCTATGCAAACAGATGGGTCCACAATTTGACATTGGCTCCCCGCAATATCTGGATCTAAATCACCATTTACAAACTTCGCGTCGAATCCAGCTGCTGTAGATGTTGGACACGCTACACATACGCAGGGCGGATTTGCATCTTGTGTCAATGATGTAAAAAGATGAAGAGGGTTTAATCCTTCTATATCATCTGCTACACCAGGAATTAATCCATTAAAATCAGACCCCAACTCTGCAATAGCGGGAGGTAATGCTGCCGCACCCGATGCCATATTATTAATATAATTGTACCGAGGCTGTAGCGATCCATCAGGAGATGTACACATTCCACCTGTATTGATAAAATATTGATTGCCTAACGGTGGATTACCTGTAATCAATGCTTCCACATAATATACAATTGCTTTGGTGTTTGAAATTAGCTGACCGAAGCTTCCATCTGATCCAACACCCATAGATGCGGGTCCTACAAGACTATCGGAATAACTATATTTGGGACCTAAAAGTTCAGTCTCTACTTTATCTACTGCTCCTTCCACATTTGATCCAACATTTTCTATATCTTTCCATAATGAATTCGCCCCTAGATCCGCCATTGTTAATTACGTATGTTTTTTGATATATTCAATTGCCTGTGTTCTATAGACTATATTTGTAAATACACACGGTCGTTGAATTGCTATATTTTTTATTACAGCTTCTACAGAATACCCGAATTTAATACATACATACATAAGTGTTAGAAATGCACTTCGGTTAATTCCACATTCGCAATGTACATACACAACCTTACATTCAGGATCGGCTAGAAATGCATTCATTACTTTTTCAAATGCAGGATACCATTTTGTTATATCTTCATGTACACTATCCATTGCGCCAATACATGCATATCGTGATGGATATGCAGTTTTAAAGTCTTTACAACCTAAAGAGTCTTCTGCACAATTCACAACATGTGTAGCTGTAGGTATCACTCTGTTGGCAGATCCTACAACAATTCGCATATGTATATGAGCATCACCATCCAATTTCCAGCCTTTTGAATTTCTTGCATATTTTGTCCAAAGTTTATCCATTCCTTGCTTTTTTGTGTTGCCCAAAAACGTATTCGTTTTACGCAAAGCATAGTACAGTAACGAAATGGATTATATATCCGTTCATAACACAAACCTTCATTACGCTGAGCTGGTAAAGCGTAATAAGGTTGTAGCATCCTCACGAAATAGGGTTGGCACCCGATCGCGAGGATGTGGATGGTCAGATAATACGTTACATGCAGAACGAGCCGTTGTGAAACGTTTTGGAGACGTCTCACAACTTCGCGGGTGTGTACTAGTTGTCATACGAATTAACAAGCAGGGCGATATTCTGGGTTCAAAACCTTGCGCTGATTGTAAGAAGTTTCTTGAAAAGTGTATGAAAGAATATGGTCTTCTAAAGGTTATGTATTCCTGATTAAAAGAGGGATCCAAACAGGGTTCCAACAACATACGCAATCGCAACTGCAACTCCTGCAAGGATGGCTGCACCCATATACGAAGGAACACCTCCCGATGTATAGGTATTGGGAATGTATTGCAAAATCAAAGATCTAGGTGTCGAAAGAGAAATAATCATCGCAGCCGCAAAAAAACCAAAGTACACCATGAGGTTTTTCACTGCATATCGTACCGTATTAAAGGTCTGATTGTGGTTTGTTAATGCCATCGCAGGTTTTGTTTGTTGCCCTTCGGGACGAATAAATGGATCAACACCACCTGTCACAATGGGGGCAAATGTAGTTGACTGTGGCAGATTTTGTACAGGACCTCCACCCAAAAGATCACTTAAATCTGTTGCACCATCTGCCATTTATCTAGAAGGGAGGATTTCACAATGCGCATCCTCCGCATGATACTGATAACACTTTTTGTTGATTTCTACGACTTTCCCTTCTACTTCAGTTAAAGGAATAGATAAGGTTGCTTTTGTTTGAAACGGTTTATGAAACAACAACACAGCTACACCTAATCCAACAATAAAGGACAACAATGGAAGTGTCTCTTTAGAAATTGGATTCATTTGTGTTGAGATGCGACGAAATTAAGTGAGCTTTTCGTTTCTGTACATGGAACTTCTTTTGTATCAAATTTCACACATCCCGAACCTGTATGCATCACTGTTTGATCATGTGGAGTTGGAAGATGTGGTTCACTTCTTAAAGGTGGTGTAAACACGACCGAAATTAAGAGTCCTGTTAAAAATCCTACAAATAACCACAGCATGGAGAACATTATTGTTTATTGATTATATATCTTTATCAGGATGTACATGCCGATGTTTCAGCGTTTCCTGCATCATAGTTTGTATTACTCGTACCATCATCATTCAAAATATTACAGTACACAGTCGAGGAATCCCCTGCATAATATATTGTGTTGCTACTCGTTGTATCACATATTACTGGAGTAACCACACATTTTTTACAAATATCGGTATATACAATAGCCTGATAATTTAGATCACAATCTATAGATGCGGATAGTGTATTTTTAGATGCAATATATGTAGGATATTGTACTTTTAACAGAGACGCTTCTGCTAAAATTCTACGTTTGTTCGTATATCCCTGAGCACTCATTTATGTATTTGTGGCAGGAATTCTAAGCTTACGTCTTACCTTTACAACAGGAACTTCAAGTTCTTTTGGTGTTTCTCCTTTTAACTCCTCAAATTGCGGACGCGCCTGTTCGACGGGAAAACCCCGATACACCATCTCCATTTTCAACTTTAGGAATTTGTCCATACTCTGTTATAGGAACATTTCTCACTGCATTATGCCACGTATTCGGTTCAAATTTAATTTTTTGTAGTTCAGGTGGTGTTGCTGTTCCGTGACTTGCGTACAAAAAATATGCAAATGATCCCACGACCAAAATCAACAATACAATATTAAACCACCACGAAAAAACAGAATCGCGAACCGATTTCACCCAAAGGATATTATTTTCCATTTGAGATGCCGTATCTTTTACCAAATGAAACATCTTACTGAAAGATAAGAAGATTCCATGGTGTCTTTAAGCACAGTGTATATGATATCACTTGTTCTAACAAGTATTTCTGCGATGGGATCCGCATTTGTAGGTAACAAAATTTATCCAATTAAAGGAGGGGGTGAACTACCAACTCCTCCAAAGGAAGCAGATGAAGAAAATAAAGAGAAAGCGCTTGAACCTGTGCCAGAAGAACTACCTGCTCTTGAAGATTCTACATCTACGAATATGACAGTCAATGATCTACGAAATACCATTAAAACTGAATTTGGTATGGATGATCAATTTGCACAAAATGTTATGGATTTTATTCAAACACCCGTAACCGATTGGCAGAAAATTGCTCCATCTCTGAGTGCATTACGACTCAAATTCAGACAAACATTAACGCATGATAACGTAAACAAATGTCCTGAAAAATTGCTAAATGTATGTAAACTTGTAAGTATTAAATACTCAAATATGAAAGATCTTATTGAGGGGGGGAACTACACACCTTATGGAGATCAAACGTCTGATGCAATTTCTCTTCTTTCCAGCACTGAATAAATGTAATATTCATTTTCTTCAAAAGAATATCTATATATGCATTTGTTGAGTCATGTGTACATATAGTTACTTGTTTTGGTTTCGTCTCAAGAAGAATACGAATTACTTCATATTGTTCTTGCGGTGTTATTTTTGACATACAGATTTCTAAAGGCCCGTTTTTGTATACCAAATGTTCACGAATCACATCCATTAGTTAGTTTATATCTTTTTATTAAAATGCATTCAAAGGTTTCGCATATGGATTCTCATTAAACGCTTTCAAAATAGAAGGATGGTTTCTCTCTACGTGAATATCCTCTTGCAAAGGCTGGTTAAATCTATAACTTCCTAAACTTTCTGCATGCGCAGGTGATGCAATGACATTTGCACCTCCATTCATACGAGCAGCATCAATAATCGCCTGTTCATTGCGATTGGATTGAGCAGAATATGTCTCAGGACCCATTGAGAATCCAGTACCCTGTGCACCCCCAGGTCCAGGTCTTCCTTCTGCTGTAAGTTTCATAAACTCAGCATAGGGTTCGGTAAAAGCACGAACATATGGAGCCAAGATAGCAATTGCTCCTCCTACAGATCCAAAATATTCTTTTTCAGTTGTCTCACGTGCCTGTGCTTTCATTGGTTGTTCTGGATAAATCATGGGAGCCGTCTGTGCACCCACAGCTGTGTTCACACGATCCATACCGTAAATTGCAAACCGATCGGGTTTGTTCTTCTTAACATCTGCCTGAATACCTGGCATTGTTACACTGTTTGCGCCAGGAATGACAGGAGGCTCATACGATAACTTAGGTTTTGTTACAACGCGAAGTTCATCTGTTGTAGGAGGAAGAGCGAATTCACGAATTTGATCTTGCTGGAATCCTCCTTTCGGAATATTTGTATATCCATCGTTTGCACCTGGTCCTACACGAACCTGATCAATTGGAAACACATTGTTCATATTTTGACCACTTACCATACGAGACTGCATGAAATCACTCTCATCAGGATTGCCAAAGGGTTGACCTGTTCCAGGCTTGGCATCAAAAAATGATTTGACTTCACGTTTCTGAAAGTACTCTTTGCCTGATCCCGTATGATTGTCCAATACTTGGTCTGTAGCTCCCGAATACATACTTTGGGTCACATTTGCTCCAAAGAATGGAACTTCGTTATTATGACCTTTTTGTTCTTGAGTATGAACTATCTCATCCCGAATCTTGCGGGTCTCGCGTGGTTCTGCTTCTCCATTTGAGTAATTTTCAACTGTGTTCTGGTCTTTTGCAAGCATATAACCTACGGCACCCAATCCCAATAGAAGTGCCACTTCGATCATCTTTGTATTTGCTCTTTACTTTTTCTTGTCTCTTCCAGACTCCATCGTAATATGACCCGATGCAGTTTCTTGCGGTTTATGTTGAAGCCATGTCATATTTCGAAAAGACTGATCTATTTCTCCCGAGGGTTTAGGTTGATATGCAGGAGCGAAAGGTATATCATTTTCAGGAACAAATACATTTCGCTTAATAGGTGTATCTAAAGCATAGTTCATGTTTGTTTCTTAAGCATAGTTTTTGATTGCCCTAAAGAACTTTTGTCAAGAGCTCCAGGTACATGAGCATCTACACTCCATTCTGACCATCCCATGCGATTAAATGCAGATACCGCCATTTTACTTAACATATTCTTGTACTTGTCAACTGTCTTTTCATTCAATCCTGGTGCTGGTAACGGAAACTTGACATTATTCTTATTTCCAGGTTTTACACCATAACAATTTACACCAAACTTATTGGATGGATTGAAGTATCCACCATTTACACCTGGTCTTCCACACGCCGTTCGTTTTGTTTCATCTGTTTCTTGCTGTAATAAATTCCATGTGGCTGTCTGTGTTGGAAACAAAGCCATTCCGCCTTGCGTCCATCCATATCCACACCATTCACCACCTGCACTATACGCATCGTTTACTTGGTCATACGTTGCTAGATCTGCACCATATGCGGCACATACGGCAGGAGCATCGTCGTATGTATACTCATTTTCACTTACAAAAAATACTTCACTCTGTTCTAACGAGTGAGGCGTACCTGTTATGGGAATTGCGGGTGCAGGTGCAGGTGCCTTCTCATAAAACCCGAAATCCATTCCTGTTGGTGTTGATTTCACAGTTAAGACTCCCATTTTAAACAGCACAAATCCCAGAAGCCCTACAAGTATTAATACCACAAGAAGAGATAGAACACTCCCTGTTGAAACTATAACGACTACAGAAAGCAGAGCTAACCCAGCCATAGATACCATAAGTATTGTTGGAGCAGGAAACATCTTTGTTAATTCTCTAGGCGATAATAAATTAGTAATCTCATTTTGTTAGAAATAGGAAACTGTTTTGGGCCGTGTTCGTGTACTTGCTTATCATTCAATGTAAACCATGAAGAACCTGGTGGCATGTTTCTACCGTATCCCCACCAATGCCCACCATTAAAGCAACATACAGAAATCAATGCATATTGTTTTTTATTTAAACTAAGAATGCTCGAGTAATCAATAGATCCATTTGTTGGAACCATATGAAACATCATAACCTTTGGAAACGATCCAATTAACTGTTGTTTTTTACATCCGCTCTTTTGACATTTTTCACATTTCCACTCTTCGATGGTATGTTCTGCTACTGCTTCTGCGATAGATTCAATCATAGGTGTATTACGTTCACTTGCAGAAATGGAGAATTCAACAACCGAATCTTCTTTGAGTTCTTTTGCTTGACAATGTGTACACTGAATTGAATCTGCAATTTTAAATCGCATAAGTTCATCTAGAAACGGAAGTTTATCACAAAGATAATTCAAAAGTTCATGTGTATCTCCAATTCCATTTCCAGCAGGCATTGTTTCCGTTCGTACCGAATCAAAGAATTCTCTCAGACCGTCTTCTCCCTCGGATGTCCATATTTTATGTAGACATTCATCAATTAAATTTATTTTTTCAAAATTCTTGTTTGCATACCGTTGCTGCACTTCAGGAATTCTTAGAATAGCTTGAATTGCAGTATTTACCCAACAACTGCCACGAAAATTTTGTAGACCAAACATCTTTAATGTTGAAACTTAGAATAATCTGTTAAAAAGGGCTGGGGTTCGTTTTTCTCCATTGGAAATGCTTTTTTAAGATCTGGATTGAATTCATATGTTTTATCATCTGCACAATCGGAACTTTCTTTTCCTCGTGTTGCACATTGTTTCTTTCCTGGAATCGGTGTTATTTCAGGCCCATAAATATCAGGATATGCGTTTTTTCCATCATCTGCATTACTTCCTGGACGATGAGGTAGAGGATTTTCTAGTTTAGGTGCTTTTGGTCCATAAATAGGTTCTTCATAGGGATCTTTAGGTTTTTGTTTTGGCTTAGTACCTTCTTTTCCAAACTTATCCAGCGTTGCAATCAAATCTTTGTTGGTCATATGTTCGGCAGGTTTATAAAAAATAAGTATGACAATAGCCACAACAAGAAGAATTAACCATATATCTTTCATTCTTCTCTTTGTTCAAAGCAAAGAAATGCCTCGTAAAACTATGAAATCAAAGAGAAGCCGTCGGCGTACGTTGCGCCGAAAAGCAAAGAGAGGAGGGAATTTAGCCCAAACTTCTGCTGTAGACAGACAAAATATGGATTTCCCTTCAAGTGCTTTTGCTAAAAATATTGGGTCTCCTGTAAATTCGGCGGATCCTTTTTATTTTAAATAGGATTAAGCTTATAAAATGAGCTTGCCACTTTTGGGACCTACAGGTTCTATAATGGTGAGTGATACACAAACCGTAAAAGGAGTCACAGGTCTTCTATATACAAATCAGACCTTACGAACACCAAATCTTTCAGTTACAAACAATCTACTTGATTCGTCGGGTACAGGTGGAGCATATGGTCAAGTGTTGTCTTCGTCTGCAACAGGTACTTTGTGGATTAATGGTGGTGTAGGACCTACAGGTCCAGCTATAGCAGGGTTATATGTTTTAACTAAAGGCGTTGGTAATCCTGTTATTATAAACAATTCAACTGTTACGTTAGGGTATGGCACATATGATAGTGTAGGCAGTGGTATGCATGCTTACCCTACAATCCCGAATGAGTTGTTCATCTCATGTACGGTTGAACCAATTCCTAATGGAGGGCAAGATATTCTACAGTTTGGTTTTTCGACAGATGGTACGTTTTATAATGCAAACCCTGGTATATATTTTCAAATCGATGACAACATTTCTATACATAACAATAGTACTTCTGGACAAGGTAGTCTTGTTCAAATACAGTCAAACAATTATGATACATATACTCTTGGAATAGGATTACGAGATAATGATGTAACTTTTTATTTAAATGGAGTTATTTGTGCTACAGGTACAAATTTATATCCATTCAGGGATTGGCGCCTTTATCTACGAGCTGTTGGAACTACAACTGCACTTTATAACATAGGAAATATATACGGCACACTTGTTGGACCCGTTGGTGATACAGGACCTACAGGACTCAAAGGTGATACGGGTGAAACGGGAACACGCGGTTCCTTAATCTTTTACGGAACAGCATCTACAGGTTCTGTCAATGATTCGTTTATCAATACAGCATCAGGTGATGTATATAAAATAAGCGAGTTAAATGGAACATGGGGCGTATGTAATTTCAATAGTTATAATTGGAAATCTGTAGCATCTTCTTCGGATGGAACAAAACTTGTTGCGTGTTATCCAGGTGGCCTTCAAACAAGTGGAGATTCAGGCAATACATGGTCTTCGAGTAATAACCTACCTATTGATGGTGCGTTACAATGGTCACATGTAGCTTCCTCTTCCAATGGAGCAATTCTTTATATTTGTGATTCTCTAAGTGCTGGGTATGGAATATATAAAAGTACAGATTCAGGTCATACATGGGTTTCAAGCGGAGATGATGCATATGGATATAGTTCTATTGCATGTTCTGCGGATGGACAATATGTTTTTGCGGTTGCGCCCAATAATCGTATTATTGTAACTTCTAATGGTGGTGGTAATTGGACTAATAAACTTATAGATGATACTATAGATTGGACTTCTGTAGCATGTTCTGCAAATGGACAGTACGTTGTAGCTGTAGCTCCTGGGAGTGGTATTTGGGTAAGTCCTGATTTTGGTACAAACTGGACCCAAAGAAAAACAGATACAAATCTTTGGAATTCTGTATCATGTTCTTCAAGTGGTCAAAAAATGGCAGCAGCGTGTGATGGTGCCGATGGTATGAGTTTTAGTACCGATTATGGCGTTACATGGAGTGATCCTCTATCAACTGCAGTCTCTAATACTTTTAGTATAGCATCTTCTGCGAATGGAGAAAATCTTGTAGTTGTAACAACTGGATACGGAATTTGGACAAGTTCTGATTCAGGTGCAAACTGGACGCAAGTAAAAACAGATGCATATAATTGGAATTCAGTAGCATGTTCTTCGGATGGAACAAACATTGTAGCTGCATCTAATGGGAATGGAATTTGGAAAAATTATGGGGTAGGATTGGAGTATCAGCTGAATATTCGGGGACCTACAGGAGAGAAAGGCAATACGGGAGATATAGGACCTACAGGAGACAATGGTGATACAGGACCTACAGGAGACAATGGTGATACAGGACCTACAGGAGACAATGGTGATACAGGACCTACAGGAGACAATGGTGATACAGGACCTACGGGACCCGTTTTATTTCCATATAAAGGTGTTTGGATTGATCCTGGTCCTGGTATTCCAGGAAATGATTATACCGTTGGCGATATAGTAACTTCTCCGACTGATGGTCAGTTATATATTTGTATATCATCAGGTGGAAGTGGACAACACGGCTATGGTCCAGGAACAGGTTATTTTTGGAGAGTATTTGTTTACACAGGTCCTCAGGGTCCTACAGGTGTTACAGGACCTACAGGGCAAAACGGTAATGATGGTGTTACGGGACCTACAGGAGCCCCTGGACACAGTATGTTTACCTTGATTGGAATAGTGCCATATGATGATCTTACCATTCAAGATAATTCTACAATAATTGTCGGAGGTAGAAATACAGTCATTGGTACAAATTTTTATTCCGCAGAAATGAATGGAATTATGGTTTCAGCCGATTTTCCTCCTGGTGAACTTACCAGTAGTTATTTGGAGTTTGGATTGGCAAATTCTAGTTATACAACACAATTAAAATTCTATTTAGATTCTAATGCCTATTCTGCTATATATCTTAATGATTCTACCCCAAATGAAATTGGTTCTCCTATAAGTGCTGATCTTAGTGCACATACATTTTCTGTGAGTTTGAATGGTAAAATCGCTAACTTTTATATTAATGGAGTTCCGTTTCGATCAACAGTTATTGATGATAGTGAACTATTCACACTTTTCTTTAGTTCCAATTATAATATAAGTCCAAATTATAGGATTACAAATGTAGGTGGACAGATCCTCGGTATGCAGGGACCTACAGGACCTGACTTTCAATTTGAAGGACCCACAGGATCTGTATTGTATTTCGATGGAGCTCATGTAACGGGTGACACTGGATTTGTATATACTCCTGCAAGTGCTGGAGTAACAGGTTCTCTTCTTTTGCAAGGTGATCTTTTGACAACAGGAACAGGAACATATAATTTAGGATCTTTAGATCATCCGTGGGGATCTATTTATGGGTCAATTGCGACTTTGTATATGGGTCCTACGGCTCAATTTGGAGCCGATCAAAATGGGATTGCGTATACTACGTTAGGATTTGCAACGCCTTTTATCAATATTGGTCCTGCTAAAGATGTTTTACATCCTGGTGCGATTGGTGGATGGGAAGTGGGTCCTACAGGAACATTAGGAGATGCAGAGTACGACTTAGTTGCACAACAGAAATTACCAACAGCAGGATTAACGGGTCCTGTTTATTCACTGATTAAACGTGTAGGACCTACGGGAGCCGATTTTCAATTTGTAGGACCCACAGGATCTGTATTGTATTTCGATGGAGCTCATGTAACGGGTGACACTGGATTTGTATATACTCCTGCAAGTGCTGGAGTAACAGGTTCTCTTCTTTTGCAAGGT